TTAAAGAAAACAACTCAACTATCAAGTTAGCATCATCTGCAGAAAATGCTTTGGCACAAACACCTGTTGCCATTGACTTTACCAGTGTAGGTCTTGGAACATTCCACACTTTGACTGCTGAAAAGCAGAACAGTAAGTGTCTTATCGCACTTGATAACTACATTCAAAACCCAATAGTTTCTACTGGATCAACTACTACTCTTCTAAAAGAAATTGCCTTAACCGAGACATCGGTAACTTTAGCAGGAATTAACTCTGTATTTGGTGGAGATCTGATACAGATTGCTGGTGAAATAATGAAGGTGAATACTGTTGGTTTTGGATCGACAAACATTCTCCTTGTAGATAGAGGATGGATGGGAACTGGCATTACTACCCACCCAACTGGTATTGCGGCTACCGTAGTCGATGGTGCTTACAACATCGTTGGTAATACTATTAACTTCTACACCGCACCTATAGGACCCACTCCTATTGGTTCTGTCACCAACCCACCTGATGAAAGAGACTTTACTGGAATTACCACACATTCCAAGTTCCAGGGTAGATCTTTTATGAGATCTGGAAACATTGATAGCGCAGATGATGCTTATAAGACCAATCACGTCTTTGACAGCGTTGCTGACCAGTTCAATGCTGTAACTAAGACTTTCACACTGAAGTCTGATGAGCAAAATGTTACTGGTTTCTCAACCAATAACGCTGCTATTCTTATTAACGGTATTTTCCAAGGACCCACCGGTTCTCTGAGTGTAGACCAAGACTACAGTTTGTCTGAGGGTTCTGGCATCAGTAGCATCACATTCACTGGAACTGCCACATCTATCGCTTACGACGCGAACAACGCAACTATACCTGTTGGTGGATACATCGTTTCTGTTGGTTCTACCGCAGGTCTTGGATATCAACCTCTGGTTTCAGCAGGTGGTACTGCGGTCGTTTCTACTGCTGGAACCATTACATCTATCGCTATTGGTAGAACTGGTTCTGGTTATAGAGCAAACCAGGTCGTTAATGTTGGTGTCACTACTGTAAATACTGGAACACCTGCCATTGAGTTTATCGGAACTGCTGCTATTAGCAATGGTCACATTGTAAGTATCGCAGTCACCAACCCTGGTTCTGGATATGTTCAAGGTTCTGAACCCATCGTTATTTTCGATGCACCTCTGTCTTACTCTAATATCCCTCTGGTTTATAGTGACACCTCTGCTGGTCTTGGAACTGAAGCAACCATCGATATTGTAGTTGGACAGGGTTCTAGTATCATCGACTTTGAGATCAAGAACTTTGGTTATGGATATGGTCAAGGTCAAGTCTTAACTGTTGCTACAGGAGGTGCCTCTGGTATTCCCACTGACACTAACTTCACATTTGAGGAGTTCCAAATTACAGTTGATAGAATTGACTCTGATAAGTTCTCTGGATGGCACTTCGGTGAGTTGGAAGTTCTCGATAAGTTTGAGAATGAGTTTGATGGAGTTAAGAGACAGTTCACTATTAAGAGAAATGGTTCTCCTGTAACAATTAGAGCAGCAGTAGGTTCTAACATTGATGTCAAGGCAACCATTTTGGTATTCATCAATGACATCTTGCAGGTTCCTGGTGAAGCATATTCCTTTGATGGTGGTAGTGTTATTTCCTTCTCAGAAGCACCTAATGGTCCCAATGCAAACGGAACATTCTCTGGCGATAAGTGTAAGGTTCTCTTCTACAAGGGTTCTGGTGATGTTGACGTTACTTTCCGCGATGTCCTTGAGACTATCAAAGATGGTGATATGCTGAGCATCAGAGGAGATCAAGAGTTGGTCCCTGGTTCTATTGATCAAGACGAAAGACTCGTTACTGGGATATTCTCCTCTGACACCGTAGAAACTAATCCTTATTCTGGTAGAGGAATTGATCCAAACCCCGATCACGCAAGAACAGTAACCTGGTGTAAGCAAACTGTTGATAAAGTTATCAACGGTAAGATTATTAGTAAGAAGAGAGTTCTTAATGAGGCACTCATTAATCCTAGAACAAATATCATTCAGTCTGTTGGTGTTGGTTCTACTCAACTCTTTGTTGAAAGTGTTATTCCTTTCTTCAACCCCGATGATGAAAACCAAACTACCAAAAATGTTCAGACTGTAAGTATTGTATCTCAGGATAATTTGGTTGGTGCATCTGCTACTGCTGTTGTTTCTGTTGGAAACACAGTTGAGTCTATCACTATCGGTGCTGGCGGAACAGGTTACACATCTGCTCCAACGATCACTATTGAGACACCTGTTGGTCTTGGAACCACCGCTCGCGCAACCGCTACAGCAACCCTGACAGGCGATACAGTATCTTCTATAACAGTTTCTACACCTGGTGTTGGTTATACCAGAACATCCATCCCACAGGTCCTTATAGAGGCACCTAGCGTGACAAGAGAGACTAATAACACAGTGCTTTACGCGGGCGACTTCGGTGACATTGTTGGTCTTACTTCTACATCAGTTGGTGTCGCATCCACTGGTTTCGTGATGCAGTTCTTCATTCCCGTTGACTCCTTCCTCAGAGATACAAAGGTTGTTGGTGCTGCCGTGACCTTAAGCGACATCGCTGTTGGCGACTACTTCACAGTCAGAAATAGCAACGTTGGTAGTGGAGTTACTTCACTTTATCAGACAGGTGGAGCATTGGGTGTCACGACTCAGTTCCTAGACGCTGTTTATGAAGTCGCTGCTGTTTCCGTAGCACAAACTGCTGTCGCGGGTGTGGGTATTACATACGTTAAAAACGTCACTGTAAGCGTCGAAGACCTTGGTGATATTAGCGGCATCGGACTTACTGAGTTCTACGGTGAGTTCTCTTGGGGTAAGATTAACCTTGGTTCAAGATCGAGTGCGGTAGCATTCAATGCTTACACACTGAAAGGTACAACTGGCATCACAACAGGTGCTGTTGTCAATCGCATTGAACCCCTGAAGTTCATTGGATACTCTACAACATAACCTATAAATAAGTAAAAAAACTAGGCTCAAATGGCTGCGATTATAACTGAACAACTTCGTATTTTAAATGCAAAGGATTTTGTTGCTAGTGTTGCATCAACTAGCAACTCTTTCTACTCGTTCGTTGGTTTGCCTAACCCAACGGATGTGATTGCAGGTTGGGATAGTGATCCACCGGATCCCAGAGATAATTTTAACGAAGAGAATGATTATTGGGACACAATGATCGCTCTTAAGAAAATTGATACTGATGACGTAAAACAAGTCATCAGAAAAGTGACCTGGGCATCAGGCACCACTTATGACATGTATAGAAACAATGTTAGAGCAGAGGACCCCTCTAAACCCTCTAACGCTATTTCTCTTTACGATGCAAACTATTATGTAATGAACTCTGATTTTAGAGTTTATGTTTGTCTTCAGAATGGTTCCAACCCAGAGAACCCAAGTGGCAGAGCATCTCTTGATGAACCAACATTTACTGACTTAGAACCTAAAGAAGCGGGAACAAGTGGTGATGGATATATTTGGAAGTATCTTTATACTATTGCACCTGGAGATATCGTAAAGTTTGACTCTACAAACTTTATGCCTGTCCCTAAGGACTGGACAAGCACAACAAACGCTAATGTCTCTGCCGTTAGAGGTAATGCCGCAACTAGTGGTCAACTTAAGATTGTAAAGGTTACAAATAGAGGAGTTGGTTTAGGAACTGCTAATAGAACTTATACGAGAGTTCCCATTCAAGGTGATGGAAGCGGAGCGGAGTGTACTATCTCCATCAACAATAATTCTAAAGTTGAGTCCGTAACTATTTCTAAGGGTGGTTCTGGATACACGTTTGGAACTGTTGATCTCGTTGCCGGAAGTGTTCCTACAGGAACTACCTCACCTGTTTTTGATGTCATCATTCCTCCTCAAGGTGGACATGGTGCTGACATCTATAGAGAGTTGGGTGCAAGAAACGCTCTCATCTATTCTAGAATTGAAAACGATTCTGAAAACCCAGACTTCATCACAGGCAATGAGATTGCCAGAGTTGGTTTGGTTCAGAACCCTAAAGCATATAACACCACCACAAACTTAGAGACTGATAAAGCAGCAGCAACTTATGCTCTGAAACTGACTGGGGCAGGATATAGTTCTGCTACATTTACTGCTGACGCATTTATTACACAAACTATTGGTATTGGTTCTACCGCTGTTGGTAGAGTTGTTTCCTATGATGAGGTTACTGGTGTCCTTAAGTATTGGCAAGACAGAAACGTCGCTGGTTTCAATACTGACAGAACTAGAAACACCTCACCAGAATATGGGTTCAAACTGAACCGTTTTACAACTGACATTAAGACAGGTGGTTCATTTAATATCGTTGGTGGTTCCGCGACTTTAGCGATCCAAACTTCATTTACGGGTATTTCTACCGAAATAAATAGTCGTACTTATTACCTGGGGCAGTCTTTCTCGGAGGGAGTCGCCCAACCTGAAGTTGAAAAATATACGGGTAATATCATTTACGTAGATAATAGACCGTCTATCACACGTTCGTCAAGTCAAAAAGAAGATATCAAAATTATCTTGCAGTTCTAAGGAATTATGTCACAGGAAACCAACCTCAACGTCGCTCCATATTTCGACGACTTTGATCCTTCCAAGGAGTACTATAAGGTCTTATTCAAACCTGGTTATCCGGTTCAGGCAAGAGAGTTGACTTCTCTGCAGTCTATGCTGCAGAACCAGGTTGAAAAGTTTGGTCAGCACTTCTTCAAAGAGGGTGCTAAGGTTATTCCTGGAAACACGTCATATTCTACGAACTATCGTTGTGTTGTTCTTGAGAACACATATCTTGGTATTCCACTGCTTGATTATATTGATCAAGTTGTTGGAGCAGAAATTACTGGACAACAGTCTGGTGTAAGGGCAGTAGTAGATAAATGTGTAAAAGCAAATGAGTCCACAAGGGGACAAGTTACATTATATTTAAACTATACAGGTTCTGGAACTGATAACCAAGAGACCGTCTTTAGAGATGGTGAACTTCTGACTGCAAACACAACTATCTCTAGTGCTAATACCCTTATTGGTATTGGGGTGCCTTTTGCCTCTACCGTTCAAACTGATGCGACAGCGATTGGTTCTGCATATTTTATCAATAACGGCATCTATTTTGCCAAAGGTTCTTTCCTAACAGTCTCCGATGAGACTTTGATCTTAGATCAATACTCTAATACACCTTCATATAGAATTGGTTTACTTATTGAGGAAAGTGTTGTCAACTCTAGTGAAGATCCATCTCTTAATGACAATGCTGGAGGTTTTAACAACTTTGGTGCGCCCGGTGCTGATAGACTGAAGATAAGCACATCATTGTTTAAGAAAGATGTAACTGACTTTGATGACAGTAACTTCGTAGAACTTGCTACAGTAAATAACGGAGTCTTAAGAACAAGAAATTCTTCTAGAGACTACGCATTCCTGCAAGACCTTCTGGCAAAGAGAACTTATGCTGAGTCAGGTGATTACTATGTCAAGTCATTTGGTCTTAATGTAAAAGAGTCTCTTAATGACTATAAAGGAAATAGAGGCGTATTCAACCCAGGTCAAACAACATACGGTGGTTCAACACCATCTGAAGACTTAGCGTTATATCAACTTTCTCCTGGTAAAGCATTTGTAAAAGGATATGAGGTTGAGACATCTGCTCCCACATATGTTGATGTTCCTAAACCCAGAACAACAAAAACTCTTAAGCAACAACAGATAAACTACGAGACTGGTGCAACTCTGGAGTTAAACAGAGTTCATGGTTCTCCCACTATCGGTATTGGAAATACATACGTTTTAAGCCTTAGAGACACTAGAGTTGCTGATAGTCAAACTGCTATTGCTGGTAAGGAAATTGGTTTAGCAAGAGTATATGACTTTAGTCTTGACTCTGGTACATACAACGCATCAAACGCTGATGTAAACCAGTGGGGTATGTCTCTGTTTGACGTTCAAACAGTCACAGAAATAACTTTAAACGAACCTATTACACTGTCTGTTCCTACCTTCATTAAAGGTAAGAAAAGCGGTGCTACTGCTTTCCTGAAAGATGCAGCAGCAAACACCACAGCATTATCTGTGTATGAAACTGCTGGTTCATTTATTGCTAATGAAAACTTCATCATCGATGGTGTTGAGAACACTAGAGTTGCTGTAGCAGTTACTGCTCATGGTATTGGCGACGTTCTGTCCGTATTTGGTAGTGCAAATGGCGCTGAAGTTGGTGCTGCTCAAACCTTCTCTGCTGACGTTGTATTAGCACCAAACTTTAATGTTGGCGTTGCTACTATTACTCAAGCTGCTAATGACTTTACATCTGTCATTAGATCCACTAACCCCCTCTTTCCAGGTCAAATAAAGGCAGGTAATGTTCTTTCCTTTACTGGAAACCTTTCACAAGACCCAACCTTTGTATCAGTTGTAAGTGTTGCAACTTCTTCCATCACTGTAACAGGCGTATCGACTGTTGATGGAGTTGCTAATGGAGCACTTCCTACTTCTGCTGCTACTATCAGTGACCTGAAAGTTATTGGTGGTGAACTGGCAACTGCTGAAGACAGCACTCTCTTCACTGCTCTTCCTAAGTCTAACATTTCAAATGTTGACCTTACTAATGCCTCACTGGTTATTAGAAAAACTCAACAGGTCAATATCATTAACAATCAACTTTCTGCTACAGTTACATCAGAAAGTAATGAAACATTCTTACCCTTCACTCCCGAAAGATATACTCTTATTAGAAGTGATGGTACAACTGAAGAACTGACATCCGATAAAGTTCAGTTAAATGTTGGATCTAATCAACTGAACATCTTTGGTTTGGGAACTGATGATGAGGCGACTCTTGTCACAACTCTTACCAAGATTAAACCCAAAGCAAAAGTTAAAATCAAGAACAGAGTCAACTCCGTTATTGTAGATAAGTCCATAAGAAGTGCGTCTGGTATTGGTTCTACCACCCTTAATGATGGACTTACCTTTGGCAACTATCCATTTGGCACAAGAGTTCAGGATGAGCATATCTCTCTGAATGTTGCTGACATCATTGAAATTCACGGCGTATTTGAGGTTGCCACTGACCCCGCTACAACAAATGCTGATCCCACATCTCCAACAATGGTTCTGTCCAATATTTCTGGACCTACAGGCAAAACCTCTGACCTTGTTATTGGGGAAAGTATCAAGGGAGAAACTACTAACTCTTGTGCCATCGTTGGCACCAAAGTATCTGACAGTAAGATTACATATCTTACAAAGAATGAAATTAATTTCAAAGAAGGTGAGGTGGTCGTATTTGAAGAGTCTGGAGTCAGAGCGGTCGTAACTACACTTGATACTCCAAGCAAAGATGTATCGTTCAAATATTCCTTTACCAACGGTCAAACCGGTGAGTTCTATGACTATGGTGTTCTGAACCGTAAGAATAGTGAAGAACCATCTGAAAGAAAACTGATTGTCTACTTCTCTAACGGTCATTATCAGTCAACTGATGATGGTGATATCACTACTGTAAATTCTTACAATAC